CCCTGGCCTGGGCGGGGCGATCGCGACCCTCATTGATGGCGAGGCCGGTCCGGTGTTGGACATGCCCACCATGGCGGTGGGGGAGAAGATCGAGGTCGATGCAGCGGCGCTTGCCCGCTTCATCAAGGACATCCGCCGGCAGCATTCGGGCGCTTACTTCTCGGCAACGATCGAGCGGGTACGCGCCATGCCACCCAAAGGTGATCGTCGACCGGGTGCACAGTCGTCCATGAACTTCGGCGAAAGCTATGGCAAGGCCAAGGCGGTCCTCGAGGTATTCGGCCTGGACTTCAGCCTCGCCGAGCCCGCGAGCTGGAAGCGCCATTTCGGCCTCATCGGAAAGGAAAAGGACGCTTCACGTCTGCTGGCCATCGTAAGGTTCCCCGTTGCCGCTGATCAGCTGAAGAGGAAAAAGGATGATGGTCGCGCTGAAGCTCTGCTGCTGGCGCTGTGGCACGAGCACCGGCATCTGAGCGGACGGGAAGCGGCATGACGCCGGACGAGCGCTTGGCTGCCAAGAGGCGGCGCGCGTACGTCGAGGCTGATCGCCGGCGCCACGGCAGCTGCTGCTTCTGTCGGCATCGGGACAATTCCGAGGGCATCTTCCACTGCAAGGGGCGGACGGAGCGGCAACAAGGCATGTGCACACATGACGGACAGCTTCCGCGCTTCTCTTTCGACGACAGCACTCTCCAGAGGTACCCATGACGGCGGCGGTAGCGTTCAAACCTGACGAGCCTTTCGAGGCACAGCTGCGGCTCTGGGCCTATTGGTTCGGCGAGCGCGGGCAGCGCGCCAGCGAGGAAGCCGCGCTGCGTGACGAGGAGGTGGCCAGCGGCGCGGGGTTGTTCCGATCACCTGGGGCTGCCGCGACTGCTGCAGCTCAAGAGGTGGATGTGGCAGCTACGCTGATCCGCATGGCGACGACCATGGACCGTGGCGGAATTGACCGTCGATCGCTACATGGCCAGGCTGCTGGCCTCAGTGACCGCCGGGGCAACATCGCGCCTGTACCGACTTGGGCGCTTGATCCGGTGAGGTGCGCGGAAACTCGGTCCTCGGGTTCAATTCGAACCTACGTGCCTCCACAGGCCGAGCAAATTGAGAAGTCGGTTCTGGCGCTCCAGTCTGCCCTTCCTGCCCACGGTTTGGCCTTCCGGTTGCACTACTGCACGTTCGGTCACCCGTTGGACAAGGCCGCGAAGCTGGGAATCGGCCGGGGCAAGTTTCGCGAGCTGGTTGCCGAGGGCAGGGGATGGCTGCGCTGTAAGCTTGGGCGGTGACCACCACTTTTGCTATTGACGTGTCGGACACACCTCTCTAAATTCCTGGCAAATTCGGATCAGTCCCAGAAGCGCCCGGTCAACTGCCGGGCGTATGCGTTTCTGGGTATAGAACACCGACCGCCGCCGCCTCGTCAGTGAACGAGTGCGCGCCGGGATCGCGCACGGGCCGGCGCCATGAACGCCGCCCTTCATCCGCGACGGCGGTCGGTTCCACATGGAGAGCATTGCCGCAGCCCGCTCCGTTGGACGGGACCAGCCTGCGGCGCGGCAGTGCTCGCCATTCTTCAATGCCCGCTTCCCTTGCCGGAACAACCCTCGGATCTAGCCGGGTCGCGGGGCGGGCACCCTTTACGCTATCGCTCTACGGGTCCGTTCAATCCGGATACTGTTGGTCGAGCTGGAGATCCATTTCCCTAGCGACGTGCTCCACCGTCCCCAGGATTGCCACCCGCGTCTCCTCAAGATTCCGCGTGGCAAAGCGCATGGTCGCTTCATCGGTGCGGGCGGCAATGACAGTCAGCACGAAGTCTCGCTTAGCTCCATACATGCGGATCTTGCGCGCAGCATGGAGCAAGTTTTCGGATTCAAGCTGGCTGAATAAGCCGCTCAGCGCGGCTTTTTCCACGACCAGCGGCTGTACGAATGTAATTAGCGGCCGATCTGCTGGTCCATTGTGATAGTGAATTTCCATGCGGTCGGAATCCGACAGGATTCGCCGTATATCGCCGAGCTCCGCGGTGAGGAGCTTTCGCAGGTCAGATCGTTCGTCCTCTCGGGTCACGGACGCTTGGACATTGAACAGATAATTGCTGCCCAAGAGCGCGAGCCCAAACGAAAGGCTGGTGCCGATAAGCGTGTTGAACCAATCCCAGAGCTTTGCAGGTTCATGGAATCGCACGAGCAGGCTGTATACCAATGCTGCGGCAACTGCAGCGACGACGAGATTCCTATGTTTCATCTGGCGGCTCACGACTGGTCATGGTTTGCATGACGAAAGTATCGCCCATTCCCACGTGAGTCAGCGCCAGGCGTTGGCCCCTGAAACCGCATTGGAGATTTCCCTTGGCCGCCATCTCGCTCCATAAAGCTGGCGGCCAGAACTTCGTCGCGTTCCTGGACATGCTGGCCTGGTCCGAAGGGACCGACAACGGAAAGCAGCCGACGAACGACAGCGGCTACGACGTGGTAGTGGGCGGCGGTCTGTTCCACGGCTATGCGGACCATCCGCGGCGATTGGTTCGCCTTTCGCGCACCCTGTCATCGACTGCTGCCGGCCGGTACCAACTGCTGCAGCGCTACTTCGACGCCTATCGGAAAACCCTGCGCCTGGCCGACTTCTCGCCCCTGAGCCAGGACCTCATCGCCCTGCAGCAGATCCGCGAGCGCGGTGCGCTCCCGCTGATCCAGGCCGGCAAGGTCTGCGAGGCAATCGCCAAGGTCTCGAACATCTGGGCCAGCCTTCCCGGAGCCGGCTACGGCCAGCATGAGCGGGAGCTGGCGGATCTGTTCGCGGCATACCGCCGCGCTGGCGGATTGATGGTGGCGGCATGACGGCGGCCAAGCGCAAGCCGAAGCTCTCGGCCGAAAGCCATCTGCGGGGCGTGCTGACGGTCCTCGATCGCAAGAGCAAGACCCCGACTGCGGAGGTGCTCGACGTGATTCGCGAGATGGTCAGCGACGCGCTGGAAGTGCTGCAGGAGAGGGATCCGCTGAAGCAGCGGATCGCCTTCTTCCTGCTGGCGGTCCAGCAGTCCACGCAGGTCGCGGTCAGGACCGTGCGGGGGAAGGAGCTGACCCGCGTCACCATCATTGACCAGGGCCTCTATCACTGGGCACTGCGCGAGATCCACGCGCTGGCGGGTGCCGCATGACCTTCGCAACCCGAAACGCGGGCGCCGCGCGCGCCGGCATCGCCACGCTGATCCTGTTCCTGATCGGCATGGGCATGGCCGCGATGCTGGCTGTCGCCATCCCGGCGGAGAACAAGGACGCCTTCCTTATGCTCATCGGCGGCCTCAACACCGCTATGGGCGGGGTCATCCAGTACTACTTCAACATCGGCGGCCGGCGGCAGCCGGGCGGGGGCTGAGCATGAATCGGATCCTGATCGCGGTGCTCGCATTGGCCGGCTGGTCGGCCGCCATGTTCGGCGCTGGCTGGGCATGGCGCGGTGACCGGCCGAAAAGGCCGAGGCGAAGGGGGCGGCCACCCAGGCGATGGCCGCTGTGACTCAGGTCAACCAGGCGCGCGCCACCGAACACACCCAGGCGGCCGCACTGGCCGATATCGGAGCCAAACATGAAGAAGATCGACGGACGGCCGAGGCTGTCCCCGATGCTGTGGTCGCTGACCTGCGCGCTGGCAACCTCCAGCTGCGCAACGACCTCGCCACCTGCAGTACCCAGCAACTGTCCAACGCCGTCGCCGGCGCCATCGAACGTGATGCGGGAGCCCAACTTCGAGCAGAGGTCGCGGGCGATCTTGTTCAAGTCGGTCGCGACGCCGACGATCAGCTCCGGGCCTGCCAAGCCGTGATCGCTGCCGACCGGGCTCAGTGACGTGCGCGACGTGCTTGGTCGCGAACGAACTGGATTGACCCTTTGCGGCGGTCAATCTGTGCCTGGCAAGAATCCAATGCCTCGCCCGCCGCGCGTGCCGCCTCGGCGTTCGTGTAGTCGGCTTCGTAGGCGTCCGTGATGCAGTTGAGGTGCTGTCCGGCGAGCTTGGTCTGCATCCAAACGTACCCGTTGTACGAGGTGGGTATGCCCAGCACGGCACCAATGATCGCCAGCAGCAGCTTGTACTTGAAGGGTAGGCCCATACAACCGTGTCGGCCTGATACCCAGATTCTTTAACCCCTGACCAACCGGCCCCGCCTAGGGGCGCTCGACCCATGACCAAAACCAAACCGAAAGCCCGGAAAGTGAAGAGCCCGCTGGCCAAGAAGGCGGCGCCTACAAATCCGCCCGGCCTGACCCCGAAGCAGCAGCGGTTCGTCACCGAGTACCTGAAGGACCAGAACGCCACGCAGGCAGCGGCCCGCGCCGGGTACAGCAAGGCGACCGCCAACCAGCAAGGTTCACGCCTGTTGGCAAATGTTGGTGTGGCAGCTGCACTGCGCGCCAGCCAGACTCGAGTGGCCAAGAAGGCGAAGATCACCGTCGAGAGCCTGGCCGAAGAGTTGGAGCAGGCCAGAGGCATGGCACTGCGGGAGCGGCAACCCAGCGCGGCTGTGGCCGCGACCATGGGGAAGGCCAAGCTGGCCGGCCTGCTGGTGGAGCGCCACAAGCATTCCGGTGCCGTCGGCACCTACGACCTGAGCAAGCTGTCCGAAGATGAGCTCGATCGCCTTGAACAGATCCTCGGCCCGCTTGCCGACGCTGGCGGAGATCCGGGCGGAGAGGGCGCGGCGGAGGGCTGAGGCGGAGCGGGCGCGCATTGCCGAGCAGGCGGAAAGCATGCGTGAGCACCTGATTTGGCCAGCAACGCCTACACGTGGTACGAGGGCGACGATCAGTACCTGGCTTTAATCCTTACGCCTGGAGTGAACGTCAACCGGGTGGACGATCTCTACAACGGAGACGCGCTGCTGTCCTCCTTCGACGGCGTGCAGACCTACTTCAACGGCTTCGCCAGCATGGCCAGCGAGGACATTCCGCTTTACACCAATGCGGATGTAGTGGACGGCGGCACGCTGCTGGATACCGGCACCGATCCGAAGCACACCCCTGGGCCCTGGGTGCAGCGCACGGGCTCCGCCGGCGCTATCAAGCTGATGGTGGGCGTCGAGTTCATCATTTTCGATCGCACAAGCAAGGGCGGCGACAAGGCCAACACCGAGCAGATCCAGGTCCAGTACCGACCTGCCGGATCCACCGATTGGCAGGTCTTCGGGAACTACACCGTCACCGGCAGCACGCCGCGCACGCGCCGCGTCAGCTACACCAAAGACGTGCCGGCAGGCCAATACGACGTGCGTGTGCGCACCGCCGGCATAAATACCAACGGCAGCGGCGCGCAGGCCAACTTCACCTGGGCCACGCTGACCAGCGTGCAGCAGGACGAGGCGAGCTACGCGGGCATCCCGCGCATCGGCGTGCGCCTGAAGGCCACCGGCCAGCTCAACGGCGCGCCGGATGAGATCCGCTGTCTCGCGCATTCGAAGGCGGTACCGGTGTGGAACGGAACCACCTGGGTCACCCAGGAGACGGCTAATCCGGGCGCGCAGATCCTGGCCTATGCCCGCGGCTTCACCGACGGCGACGGCCGGCGTATCGCCGGCATCGGCCTGCCCGATCAGCAAATCGACATCGAGGCACTGAAGGCCTTCATGCTGCACTGCGCGGCGAACGGCTACAGCTACAACAACTGGATCACCGACGTCCGCAGCCATGACGACGTGCTCGGCGCCGTCGCGCTGGCCGGCTTCGGTCAGATCAGCTGGGCTGGCGGCCGCCTCTCGGTGATCTGGGCGGCCGACGAACAGCCGCTCTCGGGCGTGGTCAACATGGCCACCATCAAGAAGGGCCAGTTCCAGGTGGACTACACCCTGGCCAACGCCGCCGACGGTATTGAGTACAGCTACCTTGACGGCGAGACGTGGGAGGCCAAGACCCTCCGCGTGCCGGCGCCGGGCATCACCACCATGCTCAATCCCGCTCAGGTCTCCGGCGAGGGCGTCACCGACGAGGACCACGCCGCGCAGCTGGCGCGCTGGCACCTGGCCCAGAGCCTGTATCAGTACAAGAGCATCAGCTACAGCACTGACATCGAGCACCTGTCCTACCGCCGCATGTCGCTGCTAGCGTTGCAGCATGACTTGACGCAGTGGGGCTACGGCGGCCGCGTCATGGGGGCCAGCATCGCTGAGGGCGTCGTGACGCTCGAGCTGGACGAAGAGGTGCCGGCGCCGACGGCGGGCAGCGCCTTCATCGGCCTGCGCATTCCCGGGGAGCGCGTCTATCGGGTCATGCAGGTCCGTACCTTCACCGGCACCAGCAAAACTCTGCGCCTGGTGGACGCCTGGCCCTCCGATGCAGCGCTTCCGGGTGATGTGATCGACAACCCGGCTTGGGACACGCTCTGGATCTACGACTTCAAGCAAACGCCGGGCTACCGCGTGCGTGTGACCGGCATCCAGCCGGAAAGCGACTTGAAGGGCGCCGCGGTGAGCGTGGTCGCCGAAGGCCCGGAGTTCTGGCACTACGTCAAGACCGGCGAATACATACCGGCGCCGAACCAGTCCCTGCTGCAGACCCGACCGGTTGCCAGCAACCTGCGCGTCACCGAGCGGCAGGTCGTGCAAGGCGACACTGTGTTCACGGAACTGCAGGCCACGTGGGAGATCACGGGTCCTGTGGCAAACGCCGTGGTTCTGTCGGATCTGGACGGCAATGGGGAGCTCGAGCAGGTGGCCTCGAGCGTTACCCGGACTGCAAGCTGGCGCATCCCCGGTGCTGGTACGTACACGGTGGTCGTCCGTCCCTACAGCCCGGACGGCATGGCCGGCGTCGCAGCATCGCTGATCTACACCACCGCCGGCGCCGATGCACCGCCGGTGCTGGTGGATTTGTTCGATGTGGAAGAGCTGTCCGGCGGCGTGCGGCGCTACACCTGGGGCTTCTTCAACGACACCATCCAGTCCGCCGACTTCGCCGGTGTGGAGATTCGCTACATCGCCGGACACCCGGCAAGCCCAGATTGGAACGCGATGACCGCGCTGGGCGACTCCGGCTACCACGCGGCCGCCTTTGAGGCAGTGCTGCCGGCCAGCGGTGAATGGACTTTCGCATGTCGGTCCCGCAACGCTGCCGGCACCTTGTCGGTCGGCATGCGCGCGCTGGCTAAGACCTTGGGCCAGAACCTGGGCGAGATCCAGGCCGGCCAACAGCAGCAAATCAACCAAACCTCCCAGGAGATCATCGACCGGTTCAATGAGCAGGCCCAGAAGGACCAGGAGATGGTCGATGCGCTGACGGCCCAGGCCGGCGAGCTCGCTGCGCAAGCTGCCGATATCGCGAACCTGCAAGCCGCCATTGACGCGCCCGTCTGGAACGCGACCGACACCTACGCAAAAGGTCAGTTGGTCAAGGATGGCTCGCACATCTTCGTGGCCAAACAGGATGTCCCAGCCAACACGCCCACCAGCAATACGACCTACTGGCAAGACTTGGGCGAATTCTCCACGCTGCCCGAAGTGGTGGGCGCCGTTGGTGTTGCGGTCACCGACTTGAACACCGAAGTGACCGCGTTGGATGGTCAGGTGACGGTCTTGGCCAGCGCAGTGGATGCAGTGGAAGCGCAGGTTGCCGGTAAGGCCGACGCATCGGCTGTGACGGCCCTGACGGCGCGCGTGGACGCCGCAGAAGACGTGATCGACGCCAACAGCACGGCTATCACTTCGATCAATACCACGCTGGCTGGTAAGGCAGATGCGTCGGCGGTAACTGCGCTGACCACGCGCGTGACCAACGTGGAAAACGTCAACGTGGCGCAGGCGACCGCGATCACGAGCGTGCAAGCGAAGACCAATACCACTCCCAATCTGTTGCTGAACTCCTCGTGGGCAAACAACGGCGCCAGCTGGTCCCTTGCGGCGGGGGCGGTGGTTTACCACGATCCGACGTTCGGCGACTTCGTAAACATGCCCGCCACACCGGCGGGCGGCATCGCAACCGCTCAAACGGTCAGCGGCCTGGCAGTGGGGCGCTCGTTTACTTTCTCCACAGACTATTTTCGTAACGGTACGTCAGGGGTGGTGCGCATCGACATTGGGGCCTACAACGCAAGTGGCGCGTTGCTCGGCTCCAATACCGCCTCTTCTGCGCGAGGGACGGTCGGCGTCTGGACGCGGCTATCCACGGGGCTCACGCTGCCCACTGGCACAGTCAATGTCATTGTGCGGGTTATTGTGGAAACCACCTCGCAGTCCGCCAGTTTCCGCCGTTGCAAATTGGAAGACGGATTTAATCCCACGCTATGGAGCGATGAAGCAACCGCCACGGGCCAAGTGTCAGCGCTGAATGCGCTGACCACCACCGTCACCACGCAGGGCAATACGCTCACCGCGCAAGCCACGTCGATCACCAACGTCACTGCGCGTGCCAATGCCGCCAATGCGAGCAACCCTAACCTGCTGCCGAACGGAGCGTTTCGCAATGGTTTTGTCGGTTGGAACCAGTACAGCGGTTTCGCCGTGCAGACATCAACCAATTGGGGTACGGCAATCACGGCTGGTGCTCCGATCACTCCAGGGTCGGACATTTACAGCGACCTAATTCCAGCCGCGGCAGGTTCTTATTGGGCTTTCAGCGGCGACGCATTGCTGATCGCCACTACCGGCAACATCCGCTTCGATATTCTCTGCTATGCAGCGGACGGCGGAACCGTGACGGCAGTGATTTCCGGCACGCAGAAAAATGCCACGTTCGATTTCGATCCCACCGATAGCACGCGTCAAGCAATGAGGGCGGTGGGCGTTGCGCCTGCCGGAACTGCCTATGTCCGCGTACGCATGGCGTGGGCCAACGTGGGCGGCATTGTCGCCATTGGCTTCCGCAACATGAAATTGGAGCGGGGGCAGCAGGTGTCCCCGTACAGCGAAGAGCAGTCGATGCAATCGGCGGTTAGCGCCACGCAGTCCTTGACCGCCCGCGTCGTCACCACTGAAAACGGCGTCGCCAGCTACAACGCATCGTGGCAGCTCACGTTGAATGCCAACGGCTATATCAGCGGTGTGCGGTCGGTGAACAATGGCAGTGTTGCCAGGACGACGTTCTTGACCGACGTGTTTGAGGTGTTGCCGCCGACTGGCGTGGGCGCGAGGCTGCAGTGGCAAAACAGCGCTTTGACGGTGTTCAGCGCCAGCGGCCAGCGGCGTGTTGCTCTCGGGCTGGGCCTGTAAGTGGCTGACGGGTTGCGGGCATGGAACGAAGCGGGCCAGCTGGTGCTTGACGTGACTGATCGTCTGACAGTCATTGAGGGGCAGCTGACGATTCAACCTGGCACGAGCGGCACCATCACGGTTCGCGGGCCCGGCGCATTCTGGTACTCACCCATGGCCGATGTCTTTGCCAACTATAAGCCGACGATCAGCGTGAACGGAAACGTCATCAGCTACTCGCCTGGGGCGATTGCGCCAGGTGTGGTGGCTGTGGCGATCACAATTACCTATGGGTCCTACTGATGGCTGACGGTCTTGTGGTCTGGAATGCGGACGGAATCCTGCAGATCGACAGCACGTTCCGAAATTTGGCGTTGCTGCAGAAGGTCACCGTGACGACCCAGGTTGCTTGGCCAGGTGGTGCCGGGGTGGGCATCATCTCCTACGTGGCCGGAAGCTGGTCGATCCCTGCCGATGCCATCGTTGGGTTCCATACGCCGAACGGATACTCGGCTTTCATAACGGCGGGAACCGGTGGATATTCGGCTTTCTCTACCGGCCCTGTCGGTACCGCGATCGAGGTGTTTGTCTTCGGACCGCCGCCCGGCAACGTGCCCGTTGAGTATCTAGGGGTCTGGAATGAGGCGGGCCAGCTGGTCTTCAACGGCGCACTGACCTACATGCGAGTCGCAGGAATGATGGACCTCAATGCCGGCGGCGGGACCTCGCTGGCTTTGCCAGGTGGCCGGAAGTACTGCGTGGTCCAACTCAGTGAGTGCGCTCGTCGCCAGTACGCCGGCGGCGAGCCTATTCCCGGTGGCGGTCATCAGCCCTATTTCGCCACCGTTATCCGCGGCGTCTGCCGCACCGAGGCGGCGGCCGTAGTGCAGGGTTTGGCCCAGGTCGGGTCGCAGGGCCCGTATGAGGTCGGCGGAAGCTATGCAGTTTCCGGGAAAGCTCTGATTCTTGACGTACTCAATCTCTAAAGGAATTTCGCAATGATCACCAAGCAGGGCCTGGGCACCACCACCGAACTGGTTGCCCCCAACATCACCGTCAAGTGGAACCCGACCGCGCAGGCGGCCAGCCTGCTGGGTTCAGTGGATTTCGGCATTGAGGAGATCGTGTCGCGTGACGACAGCGATCCGGTCTTCGTGGTCTCTCGCCAATTCGTCAGCACGATCTCGGCGGATATTGGGGAGATCTTGGCGGAGGACTACGTCATCGAGGATCCTGCGACTGGCGAGCAGGTAACGGAGCCGGGCTGGAAACTCATGGCAATGATCAAGGCTGTGGTTGACCGGCGCCTGCAGTTGGCTGGGGCGGGGGCGCCCGCCCAGCCGGTGGACGCCTAGAGGCAGGCGGCGAAGCGGGGATCCATCGGCCCGCGGGTCGTGATCCGCGTGCCGGTGTCGGTGTCGCCGATCTTCATGTCGACCGGAATTTCGGGCCAGCCGCCTTGGACCGCCACGCCACCGTAGAAGCGCGGCGAGAACACACCCTCCACGCAGGAGCGGACCTCCGCAGCGGGTCGGACGGAGGGGTAGGTGTGGATAGCCTGGCTGGGCGACGTAGTGGTGACGCAGCCCGCGAGGGCGACCGCCAGGATGGCGGCGATGATGATGCGCATGGACAATTCCTTTGTGGATGCGCGACAACGTTTAGGCCCGGGTGCGTCCCGGTCGTCACGCGGTCTAAGAATTCCCCTGGCCGATCGAGCGCAATTCCCTGACGCCTTGCTCCGCCGGAAACGGATAGTAGCCAAAGTGCAGGCGCGCGACTTAGGGCAGGATTCACCAAGGGCTTACAAACTGCGAGTTAGCATTTCCGCCGCTCGAGCCGGCGGGAGGACTCGGCTCTGGGCCAGCCTCCGCTAGCGCATTCGGTAATGATGGCCTGCGTCGTCCTCAGAATCGATTACTTTCTGGTTGGATCTGCAACTTAATGAGTGCGAAGGCTAGGCGCAGAGTGGTCGCTAGAACGACGACTCAGCTCGGTGACTGGTGCTAACGGAGTACCACCATGCGCTCGTTACAGTGGCTTGGACCTTTCGATTCATACGCGTGGCGACAGACCACACGGTTTGTGGCCGAGCAACCTTTGGCGCCTGCACAAACTTCATCTTTTGAAGAGGCCTCATTATTAGCGCGGTGTTGCCGAATGATCCCCGGGCGCAGCGAAGTTTGGGGGCACCCGCAAGCCACGGCCCTGATACCTGCACCTAGCCCTAGAGGGCTGCAGTGATGCGCACGAATCAATCGTTGCTTCGGGGCGCGATCCTCGCGATCCTTGCCGCCGAGAGTCCATCCCTGGAAGCGCAGACTACCTACGGGCCTGGCATGCTCACCACGGGAATTGTCGTCGACCAAGGTACCGACGACACGGTGGTGAGTGGAACGACAATCGCGCCGGCACCTCAAAGCGACGATGGGGCCACCGTCACCAACGGACACCTGACCATCGGCGACGACAACGGTGCGGTGATCATTCAAACCATCTCCGGGGCACTTGCCATCCGCGCCAGTGGCAGCAATGCAGCCGTGGATGTCGTGAGGACGAATGCGACCTCCAGTGGAGAGAGCATGGTTCTGGCCTCCACGGGGTCACGTGTCAACCTCACCGACAGCGCAATGCTCAACACGAGGACGGGCAGCGTCACCAGGCCAACTTTGTCGGTGTACGCAGACAATGCGGGCACCATCAATCTCCAAGATGTCTCGGTACGAACTACCGGTTCCTACAGTCACGGCATCTCGACCACCGGCGGTACGATCAACATGGAGGGTGGCACCGTCCTTGCTGAGGGTGCCGCGTCGCACGGCATCTATTCCCTAGGGGGAAACAGAAGCTCGGAATTGAATATTACGGGCACCTCGGTAACCGCTCGGGGCGCGGGGGTACTGTTGGAATATTCTGACGCGACACGCAACAACGCTTTGGTGGCGAACCTGAAGGATGTCTCGATCTCGGCCGGCAATGGGTTCGCAATCAGTGGCCCAACGCGACAGATAAATTCGGCGAGTACCTCCATTGCAAGCACTAGCAGGGGCGCATCTGCCCTCGACGGCTCAAAGATATTCTTGGAGAGCGGGTACATCCCAGGGAATGCGGCTGGACTGAGCGGCTCGGCCGTTACCACCACCGGCGACGCTGGTATGGGCCTATACGCAGTGATGTTGGGAACGCTGATAGACGCCTCCACCCCTTTGGTCAGCACCATCAAGACCGCCGGTGAGTATTCGCCCGGTGTGATGAGCGTCACCAATAGTCAAATCCTACTGAACAACGACAGCATCACGACGACGGGGCCGGACTCCCACGGTGCGTGGGCATTGTCGAATTCCTTGGTCTCTTTGGTTGATACCCCGATTGTCACCGCAGGTCTCGGATCGAATGGCGTACACGCGCAGCAAGCAGCTCGGATATTGGTGAGCGGAGCTCCGGTTACGACCCAAGGGGATGAATCACGTGGATTGGTATCGACGGATGCCGGGTCACTGGTGACGGCCACCGACATTGACGTTAAGACTCTCGGAGTCAATGCGTTTGGCGCACACGCGCTCGCGGCTGGGTCGGTGATCATAAGGGGTGGCAGGATCGATACCACGGGCGCTGGAGCGTACGGGGTCGCGTCCAGCGGCTCCGTCGGGATCACGGCTAGTAGCGTCGATATGTCGTACTTGCCAGTGACTACGGCTGGCATCGGTGCGCATGGTGCCGCTGTGATGGACGGGGGCACACTGAAGGCGGTCAATGCTCCAATCAAGGCAAACGGCGCAGACGCTTCGGCCCTGTTTGTCTCCGACGTAACAGGAAATGTCACCTCCGCGACGGTTGTAGGCGGTTCGCTCGCTAGTCATTCGGGCCCTGCCGTCGGCGTCGCAAGTGGCACCGGCGCTATCGTGCTCGGTAATACGACAGTCACGGGGGATGCGCTCTGGTTACGGGTCGGGGCAGCAGACACATTCTCAATCGCAGGCCGTACAGATTTCGCTGCCGGGCCCGCACCAACGCTACCCGAATTTCCGGGGGGCGGTGCCGTGGCTGTAGACCCGGTCGGCAACTCGCCGCTCTACGTGCGCGACGTGATCAGGCTGCGTGACTCCTCTGCAACAGCCAGTGTGACGATTACAGCCAAAAACAGCATGTTGCAGGGTGCAGCGCTGACGGACTCCGGCAGCAGGTCGGATCTGACGCTCGTAGACTCGACCTGGAACCTCACTGGCAGCTCGAATCTGACCAATCTGGTCAACGATCCCAGTTTGATCAATTTCGCCGCGCCAGTGGCCGACCCCGCGCAGTTCTCCAGCTACAAGACGTTGACCGTAGTCAATTACAGCGGCGACGGCACGCTGGCACTGAATACCTATGTGGCTGACGACAGCTCGCCGTCCGATCGCCTGGTGATCGATGGAGGCACGGCCACCGGCGCATCGAAGCTGCAGATTAGCAATACTACTGGGGCTGGTGCCGTGACGATCGGTAACGGCATCCTCGTGGTCGATGCGCTGAACGGCGGCACGACCGTCCCGGCTGCGTTTTCCCTCACCGGGCCGGTAGTGGCCGGTCCATACGAATATTTCCTTTATCGCTCCAGCGTCGACGCCAGTAACCCGGAAGCCTGGTTCCTGCGCTCGACAATCGACTGTTCGGTCAGCGGCGCCCCGGTTCCGCCGTGTCCGCCACCACCACCACCACCACCACCACCGCCACCACCACCACCACCACCACCACCACCACCACCACCACCGCCACCGCCACCACCGCCACCACCACCACCACCACCACCACCACCACCACCGCCACCACCGCCACCACCGCCACCGCCACCGCCACCGCCACCACCGCCACCACCGCC